AGCAGGAGCAGGAGCAGGAGCAGGAGCAGGAGCAGGAGCAGGAGCAGGAGCAGGAGCAGGAGCAGGAGCGAGATGTGTAATTTTATGAATCACGACATCGCAGACATTGCATTGCCCATACATCGCGCATTTCTGAACCGCTGGAAAGTCGTTTCCCTCCACCACTCCGGTCGGGTCTCCGTTTTCAAGTTTCGCAACGCAAATATATCTCAGTCCGTCCGGCCCGATATAATGACGCGGATAAGTACACGTCACTTCGCCTTCGGGCTCCATCGATTTCCATTCGATTCGCTCAAACAAATCATGCTCAACCTTGAGCGCAATTTTTCGACGCGCAAAAGCGCGGACATAAGGCTGAACATCGCCGTTTGCCTCGTTTATGTGAATTGTGACTTTATGACCTTTGCTCTCCAACCATTTTATTAGTTCAATGGCCACGCCGCTCGTCAACTTATTTCCGGGATGAAACGACGAGTAAAATTCGAGGCTCTTATCGATGCCCTCAAAAAGTGATTTTTTAAACGACATGTTCGAATATATTAAAATGCGCTTATTACGCAATCCGCAAATGATCTCTTTGAAGTCCGGATGCAATGTCGGCTCGCCACCAGCCAGAATAACTGAATCTCCAGGCAGTCTGTTTAAAATGCGAATCCACTTACTGCCAGGAATTAAGACCTTGCGTCTTGTCTTTTTCAAAACGCAAAACGAACACGCATAATTACACTTGAGCGTTAGATACACTCTCGGAATTTTTGAGAAATCCATCAATCACCACCTTGACAACCTGTTCAGGCTTTATCGCCGCCATGCATACAGCGCCGTCTTTGCACTGCCACATTTCACGCGTACCGAAGCATGGATAATTCGCACAGCCTCCTCCATCACCTTTTATCAATACCATGTTTCCATTCGCCGATCTATTCTTTGACCAGCTTGTCGATCCGAATATCGCCACACCGCAACACCCGACAGCATCGGCAACGTGCATGAGCCCTGTGTCATTTCCAATCGCAAAAGCGCATTGAGAAAGGACATCGGCTGAACCCGCCATTGATAATTCGCCGGCAAAGGTCCAGACTTTATTTCGAAAGACCGCCGCAAGCGCCGCGCCGAAATGCTTCTCAGAACCCGCACCGAGGTGTACAAACTGCACGTCTGGATATTTGGCGAGAATCGTTTTCAATAATTCGATCCAATAATCGACCGGCCATAGCTTCCGAAGCCACTTCGGATTTGCCCCGTTGTAAATCGCAACGAGACGTTCTTTCTTGCCGATATGCAATCGCCACTCGCGAACCAGGCGCACCGCCGATGGGTGATAATTGCGGACCGAGGGAGAAACCAGCGACAAGTATGACTCGGGCTCATATTCGCCATCATCCCAATTCGGCGATGGCTGCCGAATGATGCATTTACCGGTGATCTGAACATCATTCGGCCAGCACCACAAAACAAATACGCGAGAATGATTGCCCTGATCGAATGATTTTTCTTGCAATGGCACTACCGGCCAAAGCGAAATTGACTTGATGGGCTCCAATCGCGGGTCATCGTGTGGAATGTAAATTACCGGCGAATCGAGATTCTGAAAAAACGGAGTCGCCATGACGAAATTTCCGATCCCGTTTCTGAAAAGTACAGCGTCCGACATCACATTGCAATCCTGTCCGGGTGTTGAGTGGTAACTGCATTGGTTTTTTCGAATTCAGGCATTTTGATCTTCCTTCCGTCCGTTAATCCCGCTCATAATCGCTCTCGCGGACCGAGCATGCGGGGTTGTGTTTTGCGCCGGCGGATCGTAAAGAACCGCAAAGCGATTTCCGGCCTGGCGCATTCTTTGCCAGTACCAATAATCCGTGGGCATTCGATCCTCACGGCTATTTAAGATCACGGATCTACTTGTCGGAACCGCCGCCGAAACAAATGACCCGCCATCCGGCGAAACAACCGGAATGATGTCATCGATGTTCGAATCGAGCGGCTGTTGGCGAAGCGGAAAATCGCCGCGCATGAACCAGAATTTAGAGGTCACACATTGCCGAATCCAACCCTGCACACCGCCCAGGTTTGCGACATGCCCGATACGCGAACTGATCATCTTCCCGTCGTCGCCGATCCACGGCGTTTCGTCATAGGGCGAAATAATTGAAATGCCGGCGTCCCTGGCACGGTCGCTCTCCAAAGCCGTTATGCACTCGTCTGCCCACGACCTGGATGGAGCCACATCATTGTCAATCATCGCCACATATTCCCGCTCCGATTCCGGCAACATCGAAACCCACGCGAGAAACTGAGCCCACGCCATATTCTTCGACCATGTTGCCCTTTGCGAATGGAGCCCGTTCATTACGAGCCGATAGATAATTCCTGAGTTGAGCATGGCCGACAAAAAAGCATTGAGGCTCGCCGCGTCGTCTTGAAGCTCCTCTTTTTGAACCATACCGATCGGAGGCGTCTGATCGTAAACGCAGATGTCCACCATTCCCTGATCGAATCCGGCAAGTGCCGAGATGCACTCCATTGTCGATTCAAACCGAAAGCATGTGGAAACAAACGCTTTTATTCGAGCCACCGCTTTAATCTCCTATAGTATAGGCCATCTTTTTTTGAGTCCGTTTTCCTGGAGAAATGGCGCAACGCTTATTTGTTCGGACACGTTACCGAATGTTAGAGAATATGTTAGTGGTTGTTTCTTTCGTGTTTTCAAGTAGTTATGCTCTTTGTTAGCGCTGTTGTTCAAAAAAATCACTCTGTAAATCGATATCGAAAAAACTTTCCTATACTAACGAACAGCCGGATTCGTTGAAAAAAAGACGATCCAGTTTGCCGGATCATCATACCATTTTTCGCGAATCCGCCTTTTTACTTCTGAAAAATCCCATGGTGACGACATCTTCAATCCAGAAGAAAGCCCGATGTGTCGGCACCGTGTGTCCTTGATATATTTGACTTTTTGAAAAAGGCGATAATGCCGAAGCCCGAAGTCTGTGTCCGATCCGCCAAACCCAATGAGCCGAATATCGAAACCGCCAATCATCATAAACGATGTTCGATCCACGGCTGAACATTGTGTTAGAAATCCACTGGCCGGCGCATTGGGATTATTGAAGCCTATTCGTTGCTCTGCCCGGATCACTTCCGAATATTTTTTGGGATTTACATAATCAATGGCCATTAAAATCAAATAACCGTATTCATGCTTTTCTTGGAATTTCGAAACCATGTCTTTCGGAATCAGCACGTCTGGATCGAGAAAAATAAACTGCTCTCCATTTGCCATTTTCGCGCCGAGATTCCGTGCGGCTGCAACTGCAAAATTATCAGTAATTTCGGTATTATAGACTTGAATCATAAATGGATATGACATTAAAATATCGATTGCAGCGCGAAAACATTGATCGCAGCCATCGGATACTAGAATAACTTCGAATAGTTTTGATGTCTGCTTTTTAAGCTGATCTAAAATCCGGATCATCTGTTTTTCATTTTTGAAAACTGGAATGATGATCGATGAAAGCAATTTCAACTCCAAAAAAAATCGGGCCATGTTCAACCGGAAGCAACCACGCCGCCGGGAAGGGAGCTTGAACATGACCCGATCTTACAAAATAAAAATGTAACTTGTCAACCTACTTTTCGGGTTGCTTTGTTTTGTACTTGTAAACGAAAGCGCCAGAGACGAACGGAACGAGCGCACCGGCGATCAAACCGCCAAGCGCCGGACCGCCGACCAGAAAACCAGTGGTCACGCTCACGATCGCAACACACAGGATGACAGTGCTGTTGCGAAGTTGGAATTTCTGCTTTTGCTCATCCATCACTTACCTCCAAAAAATTATCTTGTCGAATCCGTTTCGGTTGACGCGGTTTCCAAAATGCCGTGTTCCCACTCGCCAAGTCCATCGATGTCCACGATTCGAACGGCACCGGCGATATCCTTATCGCCAAATCTGCGAGTTCCAAGTTTCACGCGGTTCGCCTCGTTGCCTGAAATCGTATTGAATCGATCGTCGCCTTTCAGCGGCATTCGAAGAACCAAGCCGGTATGGCCCGTTCCATTTTTGTGGAGAATGACATAAGCATCTCCAGGAACCGCGTCCTTTATTTGAACAACGGCCTTTTCTTTTTTTGCCACATCAAAGAGCTTGTGGCATGACGCCTGTTTTCCAAATCGATGAACGCCAAGCGCCTCGCGCCATACCCACGAGACGAAGAGAGCGCACCACGCCCACCCAGGCTGCCCGCCATATTTTAAAATTGGTCCAGCGTTCGATCCAAGCGGATTTTCACGGATGTTTTTCATTCGTTCTCGAACCGCGATTTCCAAAATATGGGTTCTCATTTCACCAATGTTGTTCGGGATTTTCGCATCGATATAGTTACGCTGATTTGCGCCGAAAGGATTATCAAGAGCCCACTGAGTCTTTGGGCCAAGAACTCCGTCCGGAAGCAAAAAACGCCCATCCTGGTTGATGTGTGTTTCCTGGAAATACATCAAGTGCTTTTCGGTGATGTCGTCGAATTTTCCGTTGATGTTTCCGCCGTACCAATATCCAAGACGGACGAGTCTGTGTTGTAATTGGTACACCTCTTCGCCGGTTGCTCCCTTCTCCAAAACCATTTCATCCTCCCATTATCTGTTTGGCAAGCGCATCGACCTTTTGCTCGATGCGTTCGATTTCTCCATTGTGATTATTTTTTTTGACGGCCTCCGTAAGACCGCCGATCTTCTCCGTTATATTATCGAGTCGGCCATGAACACGATGAAATTCATCGATACAGGATGATCGCTGCTTTATGCAATGATCCTCCAAAATCGAATGAACAACAGTTGATGCTATGCCTTTTGACATCTTGGCCGATTCATCACGCTCCTTTGACCACCGAGCATCGAGCGCCGTTCCGACAACACCCTTTGCGATTTCGGTTGTCGCCTCGTTATGCGCTCCGCGCACCTCCCGAAGAATCTTCACCATGAGAAGGAAAAGCCCGCCGATTCCACCCGACCCGACGATTCCTACTATCGCACCCCAATTCTGCGCTAAAAAATCGTCCATCAAAAACCTCTTTAAATGGTGTTTTTCATAAATGTTATTTGAAAATTCGAATCGGCTGCTGCCTCGTCTTTATCGGCAAAAAAGATATCCCAAATCTTGCCGATTGCATTCCATGTAACATGGACCATCCGAAAAACGGATATTGTGAGGATTGAGAAAGTCACGTCGTCTTTGTCATATTTAGGTGCGATAATTGGACCGGCGATAATGGTGCATGGCGGCCTGATTTGATAATTTCCAACAGCATTTTTGCGAACGTTCCAAGGATACGTTCCAGGCGTTGTCACATCAAACGCAACTGCACCGAGATAAACCGGAGCTTCACTTACCCCCAGTTCATCCAGCGCGACCTCGCGCATGATCGCATCGGCGCTTACTGCATCCGCATTCGAGTTCGACGAAATGCAAGCAAGCAGCCAAGGAACGCGATCGGCGAGTTTCGCCGGAACAATAGAATCGGCCTTCAAAATAAGCTGGTTTGTATCGAGGTCAAATTCGCTCGTGTTGTAATCCAGGCCGATTGGATCGGTTACGAGCGCCTTCAAAATGGGAGCGGCGACCGCCGCAGTATCGATCATTCCAGCGAGCACTCCACCACTTTCGATGTCCAGAGCCCTGACATTTCGAACAAGTCCGGCACCCGCGAGCGTGTCAATAAAATCATTCGTATGATATCCAGTATCGGATTCGTGCTCCGCTGAAAAAGGCAAACCGAGAAGTCCGTATCCAGCCGGATATTGTTCCGTTGTTCCAGCACCTTTAACCACCGCCGAATTACCATATTGAATCCCGGACGATGGTGAAAGCGTAGTTGCGATAATGATTCCATCCGAAGATGCTGCATGTGCGGATGAAACGTCGATATCGTTATTTACAATTATGAGTTTGTCCATCGGATCAGTGGATGGATCGCTGAAAATGCCGCATTCGAAACAGCCGTTCACTGAATTTTCGATCATCCGGAGTCCATAATTGTATCCATCGCTCAAGTCGATTCCTGAAACGCAATCATCAGTAACATGATCGCTCTGAATCGCCATATCATGGATGTGACATCCGAATGTATGGGAAACCATGAGATGTCGCTGAATGGCCTTTTCGGTTGAATTCGTTCGGATATGTCTGATGCCAGAATTGGCAATGTAAACGACATAATCCACTGCACCGCCGCCAGCGGTAATCGTCACGTCCGCACGGCTCATCGAACAGAGCGTAACCACATGCTCCGATGTGATCTGCTTTATCAAATACCATCCGGCGTTGACGCCGGAAAGAATCTGAATGACGCTCAAATGTCCGAAATCATAAAAGTCAAGCGCCAAATCCTGAATGCTCTCAGTGTCCGGGAACGTGCATGTGCTCTTCGCGCCGGTCATCCGGATCAACTCGTCAAGCAAAACATCCGCGTCAACATTTGGCCCGCGAATCAGACACCGAAAATCGCCTTCCAGCACAACGCCCGATTTCATTCGAATCGGAGGATCATGAGCGAACAACCCGGACCCGCTCAGCCCGAGCGTATTCCAAGCATCCCATTGTTCATCGCCGAACCAATCTCCGCGAAGAATGACGCGGCCACCTCCCATCTCGGCCAGGTGATTAATCGATTCCTGAATATTGTAAATTCCAGGTAATGGAGATTCGCTTGTCTCCTTTGTGTTTCCAGAAGAAACAACAATCGAATTCCGCCAAGCAACGTCGGCTCGTCCTGGTTGATTTATGGCATAAAGATTGTATGCGACATCCTGTACCACTGCGACCAGAGAAAACAAAGTGTATCCTGTTCCAAGATCGGGGTTCGATGCGATATCTTCGTGGTACGCGAACGAAAGCGGACTGTCGCCTTCAAGGTCATCGTAGTCGATCTTATATTTGATCGCATCGAACCGAAACATGTCGCCGACCAGATGCGGATTCAGCGTCCACGAATCATAAACTCGTGCGCCGATCGTGAAAATTTGTCCATCCGCTGCAATGAGAGTGCCATCCGATATTTGAAATTCGCCCGCGACTGAATCATATTGAATGTCACCGCCCGAATATCTTCCGGCCATGAGCGTCGAACTATCAAATCGGGTGTCCAGGTATTTCAGAAACTCCATTGTCCGTTTTTGAATCCAGTTCATATATGACGATGGAGGCGGTTCTTTGTAAACCCATCCTTCCATGCGTTTCGCCAATTCGGGCTCAGAAACAAGAGCACCAGGCCCATACGCCCAATCCGGAGTAATTTCAGGTCGTTGATCCATAATCTTCTCCCTTAATGCAGATCGATCAAATCCGCGAATAGTCCGGTATCGAATCCGCTGTCGTCATCTGCCTCGCCATCGAGGTCAACGTCCGGGCCGTCGAAACAAAAATGAGGACTGGTCGGATCGTAATGAACAAGCTTTACGCTCACTCCAGCGCATGCAGCATCATCGAGCCACTTTGTCATCCGTGGACCGTCGAAGTACGTTCCATCAAATACCATAATCACATGAGCGGGCGAATATTCCATAAGCCACACATCGGCGCCGTCCATGTCGTCTGTTGAATACGCCAGGAGCAAGAGCAGGGTGATTAGCGATTCGGGATTTCCGTTCGACGTCAAATAAACGACCCATCCTCGAAGGTCGGCCCGGTATTCGTCATCGGATCGCCCATCTCTGGGAAGACCCATTGTCTCGCCCCAAAGATCAAGTATTTCTCCTTCGGCATTGTCGAGAAGCAATTTCGAAAACCCGGATTGCCCGAGCGATTCCAGATCGGCGCACTCCTCGCAGAATGCCTCGACAAAAGCCTTGATGCGCGGCTTGTTTTTAAACGGATCGGTCAGCCGTCCAGTGGCCTCGGCTGCCTGGTCTGTTTTTACATCCGGAATCGGCATTTCATCCTCAAAGCGAAGTTACAATTTCGACCGTTATTCTTGTTGACGGAACCAGTGCTTTTTCCGAGGTATTTCCTGTTTGTGGAATGGTGATATTGGCCGTTCCGACAGGCGCCGGATCGACGCCAAGATAAATCTCAGCACCCCACACATTGTCAACGTCGCCGACCGGCTCGAAATACAGAAACCTGCGAACGTCAACATTGATGAGTTGGTACGTCTCGGCGAATGTGACGATGTTCTCGATAATCTGCTGCTGATCGCCGAAAAGTGGAGTTTCAGTTTCGATGCTCATTTTGTCGGCGTCGATCGTGAAAAGCAAAGGTACGCCTTTATAATCGCACTCGACTGAAAATGATCCATCCAAGTTATCCGTGCATGTCGTCGGCGACCACCGATCGGCAAGCGCCTTTCCGCTTTCGATATCGGCGACCAGCGCGGCCGCGATTTCAATCTGCGTTTTTCCAAAAGCGGCATATGAAAATGTGAATTCGTTGACCGTCAATTCGTAATCGCCGTCCGTATCCGTATCAATGGTGATGAGCATTTTTTTGTTGTGCGCCTTGCGTGAATTCAGGACCGACGACAATTTTGACATGCATCCAGATTCCTGTTTCGACCGGCCTGGAATAGTCAACGCTGTGCGCGTACCCTCGGGAGTCGTAGACGATCGCTGTCGTGTTTCCAAACATCTTGATTCCGGCCGGCTTGTGTTCCCACAACTTCTCTGCAATGTCGTCGTGCTCGCCGCCGAACACCATCGCCTCAACCGACTTCATAGGCCGTCCGTCCGCGTCCGTCGAATCGGTATCATTCTCAATTACAAGCGCATCGGTGACATTTTCCACTTCCTGCTGAAGAGCGGACTGAATTGCTTGGCACGTGGATGATCCACTCGCCTGAAGCGATCGAAAACGTCGAGCACGAAGCTCATCATCAAGCTCAACATTGTTTCCGGGTATTCCATCGATCAAATTTACAACAGAGTCCCAAAATACATGCGGAGTGACGATTAGGCTCAGGCGGCCGGCAAGACACTGTTTGCGGCCCGCCTCCTGTGCCAGAAACGTCCCGCTTCCTTTCCCGTCCGGACCGAGCGGAACATCCGATTGAAGCTCATAAACGTCATTTGTGTCATCAGTCATTGCCAACCGTCCGGCTGGAATCGTCTCATTTGGATCGCCTTCCAATTGTGCGACGACGACCGTCTTTGTCGGCTGAAGTCTGAAAATACCGAGCAACTGACAAACCGCATCCAGAGCAAACCCTTCCGCGGAGTGCGCCCATAGTCCGTTGAATAGCGCTTCAAAAAGCGTCCATAATTGGTCGAATTGGTCGGTCATGACGCCGACAACCTGACCGAGCGGATCGTATTCTGTGAGGCTGATTTTTTGGCCGAATGCCGGTTTTGCGCGAACATTAGACTCAATGTCGGCGCGAATTTCGGCGAACGTCTTTCTGGTAAAACCGTTTGTGTTCACACCATAATCAGTCATCAAATACCCCCACCGGACAAGAAACTTGAGTCAAGTGAAATAAGGCCAAAAATTGACTTGACTTCAAACGAAAAACTCAACTTACGAGTGCTACTGTTGTAATCATATTCGATTGCATTCGAAAAGGCAATAACTCCCGGAGTATCCAAAATCGTATCGACTAAAACAGCATTGATCCTTGTCGGATCGGGTTTGTTCGCGTCCTTGCCTAAAATATCCTCGTAATATGGGACGCCGGCCGTGGTGTCGAGAAACCACGTTCCATAAAACATCTGAAGTCGGCACTTCAACATTTGAACAATCGTATCGGCATCCTCATACACATATCCGCCGCCGATCGGGTTTCCTTCCTCGTCCTCGTCGAGAAGAATATCACCGGAATCCGGATCGAGGGCCAATGTTAAAATCTCTCCACTCATGGTATATAAACTCCCGTGCTTTTACAGCCATACCCTATCCCCGTTCCGCCAGGTGGCGGCGCATCTTGAACAAACTGGTTCAGCAGATCCGTCAAATCGGAAATAAGCTGAACCACATCGGCCGGGAATGTCGCATCGGCCGGAACGCCTCCAACTTTGATCGATCCGAGCTTCGGGAGGAAAACAAGAATCTTAGCGAATAGAGCTTGCAACCAGGTATGAAAAGCCTCTTGCGGCAATGGCGAACTTGACGATGTTTCGGCAAATAGTTTAACGGCGGTCGGAGTTTCCAAAACCACCGTTCCATCTGGTTTCAATTTTATCGCGCATCCAGGATCGTCGATCCTCGCAATTCGAACATTCAGCGATGTCGGATCAAGTGGATCGGCGGCCGCCTTCTGCGATCCGATATTAAAAGTAGGAGCACATGTGGCATCACTCAGATCATGGCGCCTGGTATCCAGCGTATCCACTTCGGACCCCTGCTGTATCCATGTGTCGAGACTTTGCTCGGAACACGATATTTCAACCAGGTCTCCATGAATCAGAGCCCACTCAAAAATGAACCCATGTGTTTGAGGAAATTTAACCGGAACATTCACAAGCTCGGCCAATGATTCTGTTGATCCGTTTGGAAGCGTTGTTTTGAAGTGCGCCTTAACTCGCGCTATTTTTTTTGAAGCATCATATTGTACGATTTCGCCGGGGAGCGATGTGTGAAGCTCCATCAAATACGATTTTATTTCGTGCCTGATAATCCGAATCATATTTGTGGAGCGGATACTTTGACTCATGGCGCGAAAGTCTCCATCTCATAATAACAGTCGTTCTCGAAATTGCTTCCGCGAACTCGAATCTTCGATATGCGATATTGCCCGATCATATCGGGAATGTCAGATTGAACATCGATTCCACCGCCCGGTTGAATTCCAGGCAGGATCAGCGATTTCAAAGTCAATGCTCCATCTTCAAGCTTCGACGGCGTTTCCAGCATCCCGACTTTTTTATCGAGATGTTTTACTGCCTGACTTGTCATTATAGTATTGTCGTTTTTTGGAATAACATATAAACAATTAAAATGAACAAACCATAAAAGACTATGATTATTACACAGATCATCAAGCGCACGTCGCGTCTTTTTATTGATCGTCAGTCCATTGGCATAAATGGTCGGAGATGGCTTTTTCTTCTTGTTTTTTTTCTTTCCATAATATTGATAATCCTCAATTTCATTCGATGCGCTGGTCATGTTTTTTTCGAAAACCGATGCATTCTTTTCCCAAAAAGTCAACTTTGAAATAACATCCGATGATTCATTAAATGACTTGCAAAGCTCTGAAAAATAAAACTGGTATGTCGTTCCGGGATTAAATGTTCGATTGATCCTGCCAAACTTTACAGCACGGCCCCCGTCCGCAATTGTAATCGATGTGGTCCAATCGACTCCAACATGCTCGGACCGGGCAAACACAATATCTCCAACAAAAATCTGTGAAGGCTCTGAATCCCAATATCCAAAGGACAATCGGGCCATCTCCGCATTTTCAATGATCGTCCGCGTTTTTAGCGATAAATTAAAAACGCTTATGGTCATTACGTTCGGCTCAGGCTCGGCGGTCATTTCACCGTCAAACGAAATATCAAACGAGGAATTCTCGTTTGTCGCTTTCAAAACGACATCCGAAAAACTCCCGGACTTGCCGACTTCAAGCTTTATTTTACGCTGAAACAACAGGCTCATAATAAAGCCGTACCCTTCTATTGATTCCAAGCTCGTATCGGCCAGGCGCAACGTGCGATCCGTTGACGCATATCGCGATCAAATTTCCCGGTGGCGCCGTTTCCAAATGACGAAACGAGTCCAAAAAGCTCCAATTTAGGTGAACTGGCAATCCAAGCAAAATCGGAGTTTCATCCGGGGTCAACAGACTCATCGTCCATATTTCGGCACGCCGATTCCATGCGAACCGAAACCGATACCGCTCGTCGTTGAGCGTCGTGATAAAAGTTTTGTTCGCCGGTTTCCACGGAATCGGAACTTCGTACATATCGTCCATTATGTATATGCCTCAACATAAGCCCATGTCATCGTTGCAATGAATACAAGAGCCTGGGATAAAAGAACAGGATCGATTTCTCCGATTGCGCCAAGTGGCCCATAGTCAGGCTCTTCGTCCGTGCCGTCCATCGATTGTCCGCTGGTATCGATAACCCGAGCTTTCTGAAATTCAATTTCAACGATAATCGCTTCTCCAACATCTTTCGTCTTTGTCGTCGATATCGTCTTGATCGCCATATTTCTATATTTTTCAAGACCTGTAATAATATTGAAAATTGTTCCATTTTCCTGCATGGTCTTAAGCGATTCCCATGCTTCTTTAGACGGTGGCGCATTACCGCCGATCGTCGTTATCGATCCAACATCAAAACCGCCAGTCAATACAGTCTCAACGATGCTCTGCATCGGCGAATCGGAAATCAAACCGCGAATGCTTAACCCGTCTCGAATCTTCTTTATGTGATCCGTGATTTCAGATCCATCTTCGATCGGATGAAGCGTGATATCCGCCTCGGACGAATGAGCCTCTTCAAGCGAACAATCCAGAACGATGACCTTGCTTCCATTCGCGCCTTCGCCACCGCTGAAATAATCGCTTGCTGCTTCGGCCATGTCGTTCATCGATCCAGTATATCCTTCGCCAATCTCCTTTCCACCGGGCTTGTCCAATGGGCGAAATTCCACCATCGTCGGTGATTTCAAAATCAAAGCCAAACTTCCCCATCCCATTCGTCAACTCCTATTGCGATGCTCGGGCCGTATCTTTTTCTTTTTCCTTCTTGGAATCGTCCATCGCCCGTTTCACGCCGGCACCCGCCTTTTTGCCAACCACTTCGGGGTCCATCCCTCGGGCATCGATCTTCTGAGTTACATTCACTTTGTTTTCTATTTTAACATTTCCGCCCATCGCGGCCGTTGTCGCTGTAGATTTATCTTCAACAGTTGGAGATGGAGCGGCCCCGCCGATCCCGGCGCCAGGCTCGGTGACATGCTTCATGGTGATCGTCGCATTTGTTCCGCCACCGGCAAGCCAACCTATAAAATCACGAACACCAACCGGAAGCATTGAATAAAACGAATTAAATTTATCTCGTATTTTAGAAAGCAGCGATTCGATTAATTCTCCAACCGGCCCGAGGCGTTCACGAAGCGCCGTAATTACTTTTTCAAACCACGCAACGACAGCCTTCATGGCATCGATTACCAGAAGGAGCGGACCGCGCAAAACGGAAAGAATAATTGCGCCGACTTCGGAAAGCCAGGCAATAGCCGCTATTGTTCCTGCTTTTATTGCTTTCCAATTTTTTCGAACCAAATGAACCATAATCAAAATGGGCCACGTCAAAATAACAAAAGTGACGCGGGCAACGATCCCAATATAAGCACGCATTATCGAAAACGCCCGCTTGATCCCGGACCATGCGGCACCGCCTATTTTTTTCAGCGTGCTCCAGTATTTCACGGCAAAAATAATCAGAAGCCCAAGCGGGCCGGTTGTGGCAATCAAAAGCACTTTCCAGTTTTTTACAACGAAGTCTTTCACTTTTGAAAATGTAGATGAAAACCACTTTCCGATTTTGATAAAAAACGGCTTTATTTTATCCCAATATCGATATATCAAATATCCAATTACTGCAATAATTGCAATAATCGCAATTGGAATCAGGAACATTTGAATCTGAGCCCACAATGCCGCCGCGCCCATCGCCCGGTATGCGATCACCGCTTTTTTCAAAACGCCGATGAATGCGATGATTTTTCCGACCGATGAAATCACCGTTCCGGTGATGATAAGCAATGGACCCATCGCGGCTGCGATCCCCGCAACAAGAATGATGGTCCTTCTCGTGGAATCGTCCAACTTCCCGAATTTTTCAATAAGCCGACCCAATACCTCCACAATGCGAAGCGCTGTCGGCAACAACGCTTTACCGAGCGTTTCGCCGGCCTCCTTCGACATTGACGTGAGTCGGCGCATCTGATTTGCAAATCCGGCCGCTGTTCTTTCCGCGTCACCTTGAGCGTCCTTCGATCCTTTCATGAAAAGGTTCAAACGAGCGAGCATTTTTTGTTGCTCTGAATAAACGCCATTGACCTTCTTCGCTTTCATGGCGAGAAGTTCTTGCTTCAGCGTGACCTCTGTTATTATGACCCCAAATTTTCGAGCGCTTTCAGTATTTCCGACAAGTGTGGATTGAATGCTTTGCAGCGCGTCCGACTCGCTCATATTGTTGTAAAATGAGGCCAGGTCCATCGCGAGTTGAGTTACTTGCTGCGACATTTTCATTGCCGATTCGCGAGCAAACCCCATCGGGACAAACGTGTCCTGAACGGATGCAGACCAGTTCATCAAGTCGGTTCTCGACCGTCCAAACTTGTCGTGCATCATATCGATCCATTTTAATTGAGCGTCGTAAATAGGTTTTGTGGATTCTTCAAGACCACCAAAAACGGCCTTGAATTTTGAAGCAGTCTCTTCCGCGTCCGAAGCCAATTTGATGAATCCGGCAGCCGCTCCGATGATCGGCAACGTGATCGCCATCGTCGCCATTTTACCGATGCCAGCTATTTTTTGACCGACCCTACCAAACGCCTCTCCGAGTTGAGCGGCTGATTTTTTCGTCTTTTGAATCTGCTGATCCATCTTGACGAGTTTTTTATCGTCAACATCGAATCCCCACTTAGTCAGCAGTTCGCGAACCGTTGTCGCCATTATCCACCCATCCCACTTTTCAGAGATGCTGCAATTTCTTCGTAAACCTCCATGAGCATATTTTCGCGCATGTCCATTGCCTCATGCAAATCCAAAAGGTCATCCACCGAATAATATTCCTCAAGTTCTCGGAGATTTACCGAACACCCAGGAGAGACTACAGGCCGCCAAATCGACCAGAAGAAAGTATCGGGGGCGAAGTCGCCCCCGGTGCTCGGCATTATTCTTTTATCTCGCGATCCGTCTTGCGGAGCACCCCGACTTGATCGAGCAATCCGCCGAGCACGGTCGCGAGTTCGGAGAAAAAATGCGCGAAATTCACGGCCAGAACGAAGGCGAGCGATTGAGCCATTAAAAGCAGATCGTCGCCTGAAAAGAAAAGATTAAATTTGTCATCGTTGTCGATCGGCGTTCCGTCGATCCTGGTAAACTCAAAGAGGCTTACCACCAGATCGATCGTCTCGTCATCGTCCAGATTTTGAAGCAACGCGGCCACCGCATCACCGAAAAGCGGAATAAGTTTTTCGACATCCGTTTCGGCAAGGTCTTTGACGCTTTGCCCTTCGACCCCTTTTAGGATATTCGCGAATGGCTGCCCCGCAATGCGAAGAATTTTCGCGAAAAGTCGAAGTGCCTTTTTCGCCGGAAACTGAGTCGTCATGACTTTCTTTCCGGCAATCTCACGATGCTCGGTTCGAACCATTTTTTGCTCCCTTCATCAAAAATGAATTATGGCGTGTACATCGACGCGGCCGCGTTCCCCGCAACGTGGATGTCGAGGACGTCGCAGTCGAATTCCCACTCGCGGGTTCCGATTCCCTTTTTCAGTTCGACAACCGGGAGCTTCCGAATCCACGCCTGAGCCGACACCATCGTTGTGCCTCCACTCAGGTCGGTGATAACCAGCGGAACAATCCCGGCGCCTGTGGTTTCGTCCACCGTATGAATCAACGACAAAATGTCGTTGCTCGTGCTGGTTTGCAGAAGCGAAACTTTCACAAGTCCTGCCTTGTTGCAGGTTTTCGCTCGGCCCACATCGCCGGTGCACCCGACATGTTTTGTCCACGTCTGGTCGTCGCGCTCGGCGGAAATCAAACCATCCTCGGCGAATCCTGAAATTGGGATTCCGGCGACGGTCACGATCACCTTGCTAGGATCATAAGTATTCGGCATCGAAGCCCCCCTTCACTACACCTCAATGGTGCCAGTAATGTTGACTGCGTGAATCGCGCCGGCGACTGTGGCATCCCAAGAAATGCCCTTCAAAAGCCGATCGGCGAGGTCGTTCGGATCGAGTGAAGCCCGGGCCGGAAGAGTCAACCGATAACCCATTGCGCCCTTTTCAAGATCCTTGGTCAGATATTTAGTCCGCTGCGCCCATTGCAGAATGGAGGCAACGTCATTTCCGATCGATCCGATTCCGTCATCATCCATCGGAACTTTAAGATTCGTCTTGAGATTCCTGAAAATGCGTTCCTGCATCCTGGAAGTAATCCAGTCGATTCCAGTGATGATGTCGATGAACTCACCTTCGGCGGTCACACCCTCTTCTGTGATGTAAGTTCCGCCGACCTCGTTGTAAAGGTTGCAGTTGAAGCTTTTGATCCGCGTCCACTGAGAGTCAGTGAAAGTGTCAACCGTAACCCCGGGCAGCGTTGCGAATTTCCATGTGCAGGTTTGTACATCAGGGTCAACCCAGATGCGAGCGGCGATCCACGCCACGTCGGCCCACGAGTCATACGCCGCACCGAACATGATGTATTTAGTTAGCGTTGTCACGTCAACAACCCAGGAAGGAACGTAGCCGTAAATCTGGGGAATAGCGTCCTCTTCGAAACTGCCATTGACGAAAAGGGAACTGTTCCCCATATTCGCCTGGCTGTGATAAATCATAGCGCTGCGAATATACGCCTTGTCTTTCGCATATTCCGCGATGTGCTCATAGTCCGTCTCTCCAGGAATGGTGAGCACGTCCTTGATACGCGGATCGAACGTTGCGAAAAAGCTGATTTTGCGCGTTGTTTCGATGTAGTCCATGCAGGATTTCTGCATTGCCACTTCACGTGTCAACACGGAAAACGGATACCAGTCATCATCCTGCTTACGAAGCGGAACCATGCCAGCCGCGAATCCTTCACCGTCGTTGATTTCGTTCGGAAGCAGATACAGATATCCCTCCACGGCGCAAAGAACTCGAAGAATCGTCGGAACCGGAGGCGTCCCCCATGACGACTTTATTGAAATGGTGAACGACGAACCCGAAACGTATCCGACGACCTGGTATGGACAAGTTGCGCCAAATGCGTTTATTTGCGCCACAAGTGACGCGGCCACATCCGCCTGCTCATCGCCTTCAAGCGTTGTGTATGTAGCCTCGAATTCTGTTGACCCTTCGGTGAGAGTTAATGTGAACTCTTCGCCGGCCTCGTATGTTCCGAGGCTGGGATCAAGAGCACCTTCGGACATCGGATCAACATGAACATCAAGCTCAGAAATATCGGGAGTTCCGATTTTGATCCGAGTCGGCTTGTTCTCGGCCTGGAACGCACGAGTCGCGGCATTCGCCTCCGGGGTTGCGGCCGCGAAATCCTCAAGCACCGCATCGAGGCTACTGTATGATCGGACATATTCGTTTTCTGCGAAAAACGAATTAAATCCGAAAATCAGCATTGTTCCGAAGCCTGTCTTCGAAACGCCGCCGGTGCGCCTTGAAATGACAACATTAACAATGTCATTCAGTGGCATATCAATCCCCTCCGATCGTTATTGTGGTTCCAAAAATGCTCTCTGTAATCTGCACCTTCTCGATCACGCCTGGGCGGTCGATGGATCGGAGGGCAGTTCGAAACAAAAGATCAAGATGCATCCTATGTTCTTGTTCTGTTTCTAGAAAAGACAAATCGTCAGTGTTTCCACTCTGGCCGATGATCGCTACAAAAACTGCTGGAGAGTCGGTGACGATTTCCGCTTTTTCATCACCTTCCGTAATCTCAAGATCGAAGTCCATCCCGAGCGGGCCGGTTAACGTCAATTGGGCATCATCAGCCGAAGCGTAGACGTGAAGCCACGATTGCACCTCATCGAATGCCGAAACAAACGATTCCGCAACATCGGAAGGCGTCGTATCTACGCCGGCCTCAACAGTGAACGGAATTCCGTCAATCTTGAATGTGAAAACATCGCCATCCTCGACTTCCAAAATATCCACAACTACTCGACGCAATTTTTCGATCGAATCTGAATATTCTTTGTGATGAATCCGGCCACTGAAATGCTCAATTATTTTTTCAGCGTCATCGCCGTAAAAATTGACGCTCAACATTCCTTCACGCTGTCCGATTGTCGGAAATTGCTCGGTATCCGCGTCCGCTGAAAACGGCCTTCTTTCGTCGCGAAACCCAAGCGGAATCATGGAAAGCAATCGCAATGAAACCTTGCTCCCTTTCGGTCGAGGCATTTTTTCTTTCTGCCAATAAACATCGGCATCCGTGAGTCCAGCCGTTTTGTAAATCCACTCCCAGAGCGCGTCTTTGATGATGTCGATGGTCGTGCTCATCTTATAAATCCTCTTCCAGGCGAACTGCGATAAAATCCCAATGAGCAACATCACCATCAACCCATTCCGAAACCTGCTGAACCTCGTAAGTTTCATTATTGTAAACAACCTGGTCCGCATTTAAACTCGATCCCGGATCGGAGAACCGAGGAGCCGGGTTCGAGTGCGGATACCAAATACGAATCGCGCCTTTGGTACGTTCTCCTTCCGGAAGAAATTCAGTTTTCTTTTTCAGATCTTCAATCGTCGCTGGCTGAACGTATGCCGAATATGCAATCTCGGTGTCAACTTCGCCGTGCTGCCATCGCCCGCGCTCAAGTGTTCCGGCTTCAAATCGCCGTATGGTTATTTCAACAGCACGAATGCTTTGAAAAAACGAAATCGATATCGGCGATTGAAGAAAGTCGAACATCACATCACCACTTTGAAATTCGTTTCGTTTCGCATTCGACCCGACCAGATAAGCGGATTGTCGAATCCCTTTGCTTTGATCGTCGAAGGCGCATTTGCCGGAATTCGAATCGCCGTGATTTTCTTTTTCACGTCATTCGACGTGATCTGGCCAAGCGTCATCAAAACGCCATTCGGCGTAAACTTGCCGTCAAGCATGTACCCAAACAGCCGAGCGGCCTTGCGATGATACTGCTCTTTATTTTCATCAAATGAGGTTCGAAGGAAAGATCGCTCTGGCGAATGAATAATTTGACCACCGGATCGAGACGAACCGCCGCTCGATGTTCCAAACTCGTTGCACGCCGCAATGAACGCGATTTCAGGTGTAAAATATCCGGTGAAAATGGCCGCACTTTTCAGCTTGGGCAAATCGCGAACGATACGACCATACCCTTTGTCTTTGTCAGTCGTCTTCGTCGTCGCCATCTTCCGAATACTCCATCCCAAGTTCTTTTGTGAAGGCTGGCTCCACTCGATCCGTATCCTCTTCCGCGCTATCCTTGTCCGTGATGCTGATTCCGCCAGCATACGGATACGGCAAGGACTGCGATGTATCCGAAGCGAGCGTTTCTGAAAGCTGAAAAAAATGATCCGCCGTTTTCGCGTAAGTGATCTTGACGCTCCCAACCTGCTGATCCGCTACACGAGCATAATATGCGCCAATTGTCCTTGCCGCAATCGAAGCGGCCAGGTTCATGGAGTTCGCGGCGATCAGAGCATCTATTTCGAGATCACCCAAAATAAACGGCGAAACAGTATCGCCGATTATAAATCGAAGCATGTCCTTCGAACTGCTGCTCGGATCGCCGCTGTAAGTGCCCGTCGCCAAAAATCGAACTCCCTAAAAGTCGGCCCCTGGCCCCGGCTAATGGGGAACCAGGGGCCGATAATCAATTCAAACTTGCATTACGCCGGAGGCGCCGGCATCGCGTCGGAAACCGCGTCTTTCAGGAAAACGCCGAGGTCCGGGCAAACGATACGAACATCGTTCGCCAATTCGGTCTCGACGTAATCAGACTTGACTTTCTGCTCCCACCACGATTCGGTGATGACGCCTTCCGTTCCCTGCGTTCTTCCAGTCCACAGGAAATTGTACCCCGCGCTCGGCTTCATAAAGTCCGGCGAAGCAGGAGCATGCATGAGCAGAACGTGGTTCGGGAAAACGAAGCTCATCGTCTCGGTATCGCTCACGTCTTCCGGCGCATAGTTGAGAATGGCTTTAGGAACCAGAATCTCAACCGGCCAATCGACACCGATCGCACCGGCCAGCATATTGATGCTGATCGATCCAGCCTGGGTGTACTTGAAGTAATCCCGGGTCTTGGGGTTGAACCGGATCGCATGCATAACGTAAGGCGGAATGATCGCCTTATTGATCGGCACACCCGCGAGCCGGCTGCTGTCGATGATGTATCGGGCAAGCACCTCGATCGGATCGGTATCCGCGTCATCGAAGAAGCCGAAGTCGGTGTCTCCCTCGTACTCGGTTGTCCACACACCGCTCTGAAACGCGATGCCTGACCACTTCAATTCGCGAAGCAGAAGGATCTGGTCCATCGTGAACTCGGCGGCCTGTGCATCCGGATCAACATTGTCCGGATAGTTGGCCCTGGTATCGATAGGGATCTTCTTGTGAATGGCGCTTACCTCGCATTCATACGGCTTGTAGGTCACATTGAAAGACCCTTCGGCCGATGGAGTGCCAGGAGCGCGAACCTGAGCTTGTGAACGAAGCCATGCGCCTTTTTTGAAAAACGGGTACGTGGATGCCTGCTTTTTTACCGGCACCTCAGGGAAAGCCCGTTGTGCGATGAAATTCGCAGCATCCTGTTTGTATGCGACCGCAACGTTTGTCAACGGTCCATTTACGAAATCTCCGGGTTGCGGACTGGGCATTGCAAATCCTCCTTTACTCGGGCTCGGCCAGCGCACCCATGTGCACTACCAGAACCTCGATAATGTCGCCGTCGCCCGTTGAGGGAGACAATGCGATTGCCGCGACCTGTTCGCCATGGAGAACGAGTTCCGAAGGACTCGGATCTCCGGTATCCACATACGACGGGTCTGCAACCACGCCCTTGCCGCTTGCATTGCTGGAAATGCGATCCATCGGATCACACGCCTCGGCCATGATGAGCTTCGCGCAGCCGGCGACTCTGATTTGACAGGCCGCATTGCTGCCAGGAGCGTTCAGAATCACGCCAAGCACCGGAGAGCCGGTTGCAACCACCGCTTCGCCGGAAGCATCGAGCGTGACGAACTTGTACATGGACGAGGACAAGTCCGCACCAGCACGAATGAAACCGATGTCGGTTCCGGGTCCGAGAACTGCCATCACTCACCCTCCTTCCAGCGCCGGTAAATCTCCGGATTGTCTTTGACCGCCTTCGCCATCGCCTGGGCATTTGACAGCTTCGGATCGGCCTTTTTGATTTCTTCGGCCTTGGCTTTCAGTTCGCCGTCCGGGCCGTCCGATGGACTTCCGCCGCTCGCGCCCGCCTCGCGGAAAATGTCGGCCTTCGTCAACGCTTCGTCGGACGCCTTCAGCAACGCGCCGATTTTGGCGTAAGCATCCGGATCGGACTCGGCCAGCTTCGCCATCACCTCGCCGATCTCCTTCGGGTTGACCGGAATCGACTTGAAAGCGGAAGCCTTCGTCACTTCCGAATCGACCTTCCGCGCCTTCTCCGCTTCGATCAGCTTCTTGACAGCCTCGGTGCGGTCCTTCTCCGACTGCTTGTGCTGTGCGTCCAAAGCGCCGAATGCCTTCTCGACCGTCTGTCGAATTCCGTCCGGAAGGCTTTTCAAAACCTCCATCGGATCATCGGCTTTCTTGGTCAGCGTTTTCGAAAGCTCGGTTTTCATGTCGTCGGACAACGAACCGAGAATCTTGGTAATCTCCTCGGCCTTCATCGCTTTCAACGCTTCGTCAACTTTCGGCCCGCTCGGAAGCGTAAATCCGACTTCCGCAACCGCCTTAATCACCGCGTCGTCTTTGGGCAGACCGTCCTTGAACGTCTCCAGCAGGAGAAGCGCGCCCTTCAGGATCGCGGCCTCTCGCTCCGGAAGGTTCAGCCCTTTGACGACATTTTCGCCCTTGTCGGTCAGCTTTGCGCTTTCCAAGGACTTCAAAACGTCGTTCGGTAAAAACGGCATCGCTCCTCCTCCAGATTTCAGGGTTATAAATTTCCGCTGAACCGCTGCCCCGCGAACGAGAGAAACTTCACGCGGATCCAGGTCCAGCATTCGAGTAACCACAACTTGTTGGGTCATTCCTGGCATGTGGTAAAAATCCCATGCAATTATAACCATGTCAAGAAATTTTATTTAAAGAACATTTCTAATAAAATGTTCACTGTCAGGCAACAAAGGAAAATCACTTCACGAATTCGACAATCCGATCGGTGAATCCACCAACGGAAAAACCGTCATATTCGCCGTCTTCGATGGATTTCCACATTCTCGAATCGGCGACGTGAACCGACATGATCCACGATCCTTTCAGTATTTTTTCACCATCAATCTCGAAATCAGCCGGCGCAATGTAGCTTTCGACGACCGAAACGGCCGGTGCGGATGTTTGATGATTCGTTTTGATCGTTCGATAATCCTCAAGGAATTTCCACGCCGCCCTTTCGATTTCGTCCGCGCCGATCACGTCAACACACCCATCGGCCGCGAGCGCCATAACCACATCAGGCTCAAGCACAACGCCGGTCACGACTTGCTTTTTTTCTTGCTTTTGCAGAATGCCGAATTTCGCGGTGATGGTCTTTTCTTCGTTTTTCTTGGCAAGCCGATCACGATGTCCTTCCAGGTGCTTACGCGCTTTCGTTTTGTCCTTCGCGGATAAGTCGGTTTGATCCAGCCTTGCAAGAGCATTGTTCAAGTGCGGCCGATCAACGCTGTCATCGTCGTTCGGATTTTCGACCAATCCATCATGGTGCGGTAATTTGCGAAGAGAGCGAGGCGTAGTTTTTCCATCCTCGTCTTTTTCACCGCCTGGCAGAATGATCGCAAACGCCGCGTCCGGAAGCGTATTGATGTAGGCCGTGGTCCATTCGGCCTTTCGCAGAGCGTCGATCATTGCCACTTCAACATTTTCACGGTTCACGGCATCGGAAAGAACCTCGTCAAACACCGGCTCGCGAACCATATCCAGCGCAGGACTCGACGGAACGAAAGCCAGCTTCATAGCGATCGAATCATCGACGTAAAAATACCGCGATCCCCAAACGTCGCATGACTTCAAAAGAGCGCCGTCATCGTGCTCGGCCAGCATTTCAAATTCGGCAAGCTCATCATCGCAAAGCATGAGCGCCATTTGCTCCTTGCGCGTCGGCCGACTCAACCGGCCACCGGCCATCGCGCGAGCCCTGGCGTGAAACTCCTTCCATCGATGCGGAACCACGTACTCCTTCACGAGCTTGAAAATCGACTCCAGATATTCCATCGTAAGTCCATTCTGTCCTCTTTGTTCACTCGCCGGCATTTATTCATCCTCCTTTGCTTTCAAAAGCTCTTCATCCATATCGATCAGATCAGTGCATCGGCAACGCGGATGGCCGTGCGCGATCATTGTCTCCGTTCCATTCGGCAATTTGTACGGCTGATTGTAGTTCACCTTCTTGCCGTCCATCGGAAGGCAAATAGGACACACCACTTCATCTCTTGCCGTGAGCCATTCGCGGGTCATCACGTCTTTGGGAACATCGCCCTCGGTGATCGCCTGATCCCACATCGCGATTCGGCCATTCGAAACGGCCAAGTGAAGCTCGTTGTCCGCGATCAGCTTTGCGCGTTGCGTTCGCTGCTTCTCTGCATACCGAGCAATCGCCTTGTCGCGCTTCTCACGAGGAACGCCTTCCTCCAGCATTCGCTTATAAATCAAATCAGAAGATTTCATCTGCTGTGGAGTCAATCCAATGTTGGCCTTAATGCTTCGCACCAGTTCGCGGCTCGACATATCGCCATTGAAGTGCCTGGTGATGCTTTCGCGAATCGCGTCTTTTGATGTCTCTTCGATTCCGCTGATCGCGTATGCCGCGTTGTCCTGAACCCACGCCATTACGTGCGGTTTCATCGGATCGAATTCGAACAGATTTCCGCCCACCGGCATTCGATCCATAATCTTCTTGGGAATTTCGTTAAACGTCAACTTCGCACCGGCGGTAAGAGCCTCGTGCTCCACATCGGCAAGACCACCGACCACGAAGCCGTAATCGATGTTGACCGCCGCTTTCGCCGCCTGAATATCGCCGGCGTCGTATGCGGCCGCGATTTTCTTGGTGTCGATCTTCGATGCGTCAAGTTCAAATGCATCGGTGAACATCTCAACCACCTTCGGCTCATATCGGTCCATAATCTGAGAAAGCTTTTTTTGTTGATCGTACACCGAAGGCAACCGGCCGACCTTCACGACATTCGAATGTCGCAGCCGCAAAATAGGGCGACTACCATGATGCGTCTTCTTGCGAATGACGATCATATATCTGATCCCTTGGCCGGAATTCCAGCAATCGAACGAAGCCACTCCTCAAGCCCCTCGTCCGGAAACAGCGGATACCCCGCACCAGCGAGCTTGGAAATATACTCGCCAAGCTCCTTCAGGTCCGGCGTTTCCACATCGCCGTGCTCGATGACCGGCAAATCATCGACCGCAAATGTGTTAATTTCGAAAAGACGCGGAATGGCGAATCGATTAAATACATCCGCGATCATGTCCAGCCATGCGTTGAGCGCCAAACCAAACATATCGGTCTTGCTGGAGGACAGCGCGAACGAACCAACCTTCTCGTGTCCGAGCATGATGAAGTCGGCCAGCGCCACCATCGCCGCCCACCGAGCATGCCGTTCCACAATCCTGCTTGTCTCGAATTGCCGTGTGCCACCCGCCGTCATGAGCGAGAAGTCATATTTTTTGTTTCCGGACTCATCGTATTCCAACGGGTAAATAAGCCCTTCCTGCTCGTCCCTGCGAATCTCACGTACCATGCGCTTGATGTAGTCCAGCAGCGCCTTGTGGCCAGCGCTCGCATCTTTCGAAAGAATCTCAGGCGGTACACCGAATGTGGGAAGTCCCGCAAGGTCACGCTCCACGCCAATTGCCTCGATGTTTTCAATCTTCGTCATGAAATACCAAGGCCGATACGCCGAACGCAGAACCGACTTCCCTTCCGGATTCCCCTTCCTATCCGTGGTTCGAAACAGGAGCATCTTCTCGATCGGTATTCTGGCAATAACACTCGTAACCGGATTCCGCTGAAACATCCCCTGAACACCGCCATCCGGCCCGAAGTCCCATCGGTCCAGCGTGTCTTGAGAGCGGATCGGCAATTTGCGCCAACCGATACGACCATCGGTGTATCGGCTGTTTTTCGTCGGATCGCTGCTTTTGCCCAATCGCCTTTTATAGACGATCTCATGTGGCGAAAAACCGAACTGCATCATTGATAAAACTTCGCTGATAATCGATGACCACGACTGACTCATGTCGATCATGCACTCATCGACGAACGATGCTGCCTCGTGATCCGCGTTCGAATCCGACGCAGGACGAACACTCCAATCCACATTCCGCATGAGCATTTCGATACCGAAAAGAACTGATCCGATGATCGGATGAATCTCCATCTCTGCATAGACCTTAATGGCCCTGGTCCCGCGAAGCTTCGGGACAAACTCCTCGGTCACGATTCCGCGACTCGTGCGCTTGAGGCCTGTGGTGCCAAGCTCTGAATAGTCGGCGCCTGGCGCCTTCTCCATATTCGGGTATCGTTCGTCCATTGTTATTGCTCCTGTTTGCAGATCGAAAGCAGGATATCATCTCTCGATTTTCGCCGCAAACGAAATAAAGAGACTCCACACATGCGCGTAATTACGTTGCTTTTTGCGTTCACCGCCTTTTTTCTCCTATAGTATAGGCCAGATTTTAACGGTCTGATTTTCCTGGAGAAATGGCGCAACGCTAATTGCTTTTTCGTAAGTATGTGTTTTTGTTATGTTGTTAGTGTTGTTATTGAATGTTAGTGCAGTGTTATACGATTCACTAACGGTGTTATGTGTTTGTTTTTTCAATGTTTTTCTGTTCATTTCATCTCTCTGTTATCGCTGTTATGCGTTCCAAGATTTTTTTCAACAAGATATTGTGTCAAAATATTTTTTTGCGATAACAGAAAAGTGCTAGTAATTTTTTCTATCGTGTTTTCCGCCGAAACTGGATATATGCTTATGATTTTATTAAGGAATTGCTCAGAAATGAAAACGCCTATTTTTTGTTTATTAGTAGACTTTAGTATTATGGTTTCTGTTTTAAATTCTTTTTTGTTTTCAATAAATTGGCGGTGTAAGTGAATTTTAATAAAGTGCTCTAACATGAAAGCGCAAAATGACATGAAAAGCGTAGTAATTATACACACTTGTATCTGTTGTTGGATTGATCTAACAAATGGTGTTTTTGGCATAACAAATGGGGTCATGACACCGCGCTCCACGGACCGTACCTGCCGAGGTCGTCAAGGATCGACTCGTCGATGTTGATTTCCGAGGTTTTGCTTTTCCGTTCGATGAGCCTCAAAACGCCCTGGCAGAGCGTGTCAACCTGGTCGTCGTTCGCCCCTTTGGGGAAGTCGGCAAGTTCATTGATAAACTCGCCGACCCATGATGTGTCGTCGATATCCGAGTCGGGAAGGAGAATGTTTCCCGATTCGGCGTAAGGCGATATGGCGATCGCCTGAGCTTCTTTTCCCTTTGGCGTCCATTTTCTGATTCCGCCGATCACGTTTTTCAATTCGCTGATAATCGCAGGACCGTTCGCTTTTCCCTCGATAAGTTTTTCGTGAGCGGTGGGATGTTTCCGGCAAAAATCTTTAAAGGCGGCCTTCGTTTCAACAAAATCCATCCGCGCCCTTACTTGGTCGCCGATGTAATAATTTTCGCCTTTTCGAATAATCCACTGCATGACGACAAAGCTGCTGTCGTCAAGATTCATGAACGAGCAGTCCATCGATATCAGCTGATCCTCGGGATACGAGGGAAGCATGGTCCATCGTCGCCACCAGGTGCGTTTGAAAAGCCCGCCTTCAAGCTCGGTTGGCGTTTGTTGAAAGAGACCAGGCCACTTTTGGGCGCCGACCGCTTTTTTGACTGATCCATCGCCGCCATCGAGGTTTGGCCCAAGAAGCCTCTCCACTGGATATCGTTCCGGACACAGCGCTTCGCCCGGTTCGCGGCCGAGGATGTCGTTTTCTTCAGCGATGGCCGGCAATCTGATTTCAATCCAATCGTCCGAGTGCTCGGAGATGAGCCACCCCACGAGGTCTTTTTTCGTCCACCTCGTGGAGACGACGACGATGGACGCACCCGGTTCGAGCCGGGTGTAAAAAGTGGACTCGAACCAATCTCGATGCGCCTGGTTGACGCTTGGCGATTGCGCCTCTTTCCAGTTTTTCAGAGGATCATCGATGATCCCTAAGTGCATTCCCTTTCCGGTGATCGACTCGCCGAATGAGGCTGAAAGCATCCCGCCGCCCTCAATCGTGGACCACCATGACTTTTCCTTGCTGTCGTGTTTTATGCGGCCAAGGACACGCTCGTTTTGAAGAAACGCATCCCGGACCCTCATTCCGAAATGCTTCGAAAGATCAGAATCGTATGTGGTGAGAATGACTTTTTTTTGCGGAAAGCATTCGAGAAACCACATGGGGAGGTAGTGCGAGAACGTCTCGCTGTTGTGTGTTGTTATCAGCCCGCTACCTGCCAGAAACAGTCCGTCCGGTGAATCAACCTGAATGCAGCGCGTATTTGACAATCCACATGGATTTACTGAAATAAAACGGGATGGCGTTTTAACTGTATCTCTGCAAAGATTTGCTTTTCTTGGTAGAGATGCGGCGTCTTTCATATAGAACATTACACGATATTTTGCCCCACAATCTTTGTCATAGAGCTTTGCGCGACCTTCAATTAATGATGCCTTTGCTCCAAGCGAACGCACTAAAAACTGAACACCGAAAGCCAGATTTATATTTGTGCTGCAAAATTCAACTTGACCATCGGGTGCCACATGTCCGTCTGTATCAATAAGTCCCTGGAGAAGCGATAGTCGCTGATGTCTGTCTGCTAATAGATATTCATCAGGAATGTGCTTATTTTTTAATAGCTTATGTGCTCTTAATTTTTTTATGAGACCTAATATACCAAGATACATTCTTGAGTTTTCTGATCTTCTTGTTTTGAATCCATCGGAGTTTATTTTTTTATCTACGAATTCCATATCTGTTGGGTCTTGCGTTATTGCGCCATAATGCGAACTTCCATCTCCTAGCCAGACGCCTAATGTGTATGGTGGTATTGGAAGTGATTTCTTTTCTAATAGCAGCGCTTCGTGTTTTGGGATTTTAGCGTTTCGATCACAAGATCTATCCGCCAGATATTTAGTGGTGTGATTTTTATAAACATGGTCTCGTTTTCTGCACAACCTAACCGACCATTCGTGATCGGCGTCCGCTACAACTGAAGCCCCGTCATCTGTTGTTACAATAAATGATTCTCTGTCCTTAAATATGTCAGAGCACCATACAACCTCAATGGGTTTTCCTGATGGATGAAACACGAAATCTCCAACTTTCAATTCATCTATCCGTCTCCATCCGTCTGTTGTGAGAATAGGAGTGGAGATTTCTAGCGCCTTCCCGTGCCTCGGTGGCATTGTTATTATAATTCGCGCATTTCCGCGCTTGATGGCATCGGTTACTTTGTCGGCTGCGTACTGAAGATGTCGAAACGCGGTCCATGCGCCCTTTGACACATGCGCCGCGTATGTGGCGAGGTCGTTTCGGAAAGAAGCTTCCGACTTTTTGCGTTGCTCGATCAGCTTTGCGGTGGCCGCATCCAGGAGACGCCCCTTCGGGATCTCCATGATCTCGATCAATTCCTCGGTGAGTTCTCCGATGTCGAAAAACTCATCCATCGGATTCCACGTCAATCGGATCGTCGCGTTTTTCGGCGGCGCTTGTGATCTTCATTGTCCCGGCGATCTGCTTCAAGTTCGGTAGTGTTTCGATGTTCGACGATCCCTCGATGACCTGCTGAATATCATTGGTCGTCAATCCAGCTTGAAGCGCGAGCTGCACAGAGAGGGAAAGCAGGTTCACATCCAGGCGGTCCTTGCGGCCCCACTTGTCTGGAAATCGCCGTTCAAGGATGAATGCATAGGCTCTCCAATCGCCGGTGCCTGTTTCGCCGGCGCGATGAATTTTTGAAACAAGCGCGACCTCGGACAACGCCTTTGCTTTGATGATGTCTTCCATGAATCGGATATATTTTTCATCGGCGGGATCGATGTGTCCGTTTTCCTCAAGTTCTTTTTTTGCTTTCTGTCCGCGTTGCGCCCATCGGTAATACGTTACCTTGTTGATTCCGGCTGACACCGCCGATGCCTCGATGGTGTTCCCTGCCGTGATCCGCTCCATGATGGTCTTGTGAATCTGCTCATTGAGCTTTTGCGGATGGCCTGGCTTTCCTTGCCGGCCATTGATCCACTGTTCGGCGGCGGTTTTATCCTCATTCATGCGCGGCCTCCAGAACGGCTTGCTTGCCGGTCATGTTCTCCCGTTCTTCGCCTGTCTGACTTTGGAGCGTCCGGGTCGGTGCTGCCCCGCCGACAGTCGGGTGGTCCCCGTCTGCTTCGCTGGAACGGACGCGCTTTGGATAGGGTTGTCTTAACGGTTCGATCTGTTTTCGCATTTCGTCGTCAAGTGGCATTAGGTATCGAAGCTTGGGTGGCTTTACTATAAAAGTTGCACCTGCCGGGATTGCCTTGCGCCTATTGAATCCGTGCCCATTAAATCTTCTATAGTCGACGATGCCTCCGTCCGGAAGCATGACCGCTTTTTCCTTTTGGCTTGTTCCCGTAAATATCCATCCAGATGCCTGATAGATGGTCCCAATATGACCCCTAAACGGATCCGCAAATGATACCATCAGCCTTATTTTAGGATATCTATTCCTGATCATACGAATACTTATAGAAAGTATTTTGGAGGTGGGGGTTTTATGATTACCTATTGCCACTCTTGTCAATTCGCAAAATTCAAATAGTTGCAATCCATAGGGCTTGCCCAAAGATGGGGAGGCCCCAAGGCTGTATATTATCGTCCCAATAAAATTGCTGTTTTCCCAAATTCCCAAAAAATTACTCTTGCTAACCGGAACCGTTTTAGAATAATGCCAGTTCATCACGGCATATTTAGCCGCCTCTCGACTGCACCAGTCGAGCTTCAATTCAGGGCGTGAATTCATGGCCGCACTCGGGGCAGGTGATTTTCGCTTTTTCGTCTAGCCTCGGCTGATCCTCGATTCCGATAGGATCGAAGCTTGGGACCTCTAAATTATTCAGGTTTAGCAACTCAAAATCTTCGAGGTCGAGGTTTAACTTAATTTCAGCGAGAATGTCTCCGAGGTCGGCGGTGAAATTGCCCTCAATATTCGGATTATTCAGCGTCACGTTGAGCGCTTTTTCCTCTGACTCTGGTAGGTCCACCATGATGACCTGGGCGGTCTTTTTGCCCATCGCCTGGAGCGCCTTAACTCGCTGGTGGCCGCCGACAATATTTCCGGTGCGCTTGTTCATGACGATCGGCTGAACCAGGCCGAATCGCTCGATGGACGTTTTCAGACCGATGAGCGCCGGCTCTGATATTGTCCGTGGATTGTAATCGGCCGGCTTGAGCTTGTCGATGTCCATCACGACGATTTCGAGCGCGTCCGGGCTATTCTGTTTCTTCGGCATTCTGTGCTCCCTTTATTTCAGAGTGATACATGTCGCGCAGCATTCGGCAATAGTTGACCGCATACGGCCTGAGCCGTTCTGGAAGATCTATCCACGCCTTTGCTATGGATGCGAATCCGCCGGACTGGAATGCGACCGAAACGACATCATTGGGTTGGGAAAAAAGGTCTGCGATTTCGACCTGGAGGGCTTGTGCAATTTTCGAGAGGACATCTATCGATGGTGTAGCATGTCCATTCTCGATGAGAGAAATATATGGTCTTCCCAGTCCGGCGGATTCGGCAAGCTCATTCGCGGTCATTTTCTTTGAGATTCGAAGTTGCTTAATGGCGAACATTAAAAACCTCCTGTTTTCAGGAGGTACACTAAAATCAAGATAATGTCAAGATTGAGGTTTCTTTTTTTGCTTCGCTTTTTGCCCGATTTCTTCCGCTCGTTTGGCGAATTTCAACGCAACTTTTCTCTCCGCTTCGATGTCGCGGGTTATCGATCCATCGGTCAAATCCTTGCCCGCTTCTTTCCAATCCCATTCGTGTTTCCACAAGTGGTAAAAAACGATAATTGCGATTACCGCTGAAAGTCCGGCGAGACAGTAGATTCCTTCCATTTTTAATCCTCTCGTATATTCCAAAAACCATCATTGGCAATGTCTACAGATCCTTCAATTTTCCTCTCGATAAAATCGGCCCACCTCTTTGCTTTTTCATCGCGGATTTGACGTTCTACGTTACAAATTTCTAGCTGTAACTTTCGTCCCATTTTTTCATACAAATCAGAATCCATCTCCCCATTTGAGGCAAACAGTGCCCTTAATTGCCTTCTCAGCCTAGCCTTTTTTTCTTCTAGCGGTTCCATTTTCTTCTTTCTTCCTCAATTATTCTATTTACAACACTGAGCCGATGTCGCAGGAGTTTCAACCTGTGGTGGTCATCGGGCGAATACGGGCTTTCGACCAGAGCGTGAAGCTGCTCTCGGATTGTTTTCTGAAGTTTTATAAAGTCATTCATCGTATATCTATTCATTCTTCCGCGACCAACTCATTCGGGCTTCCGCTAACCCGAAGAATCTTCTTGCCGCTTGGCATGGTTTCAAAAGCGTCCCACATTTCTTCATTATCCCTTTTGATTACCTCAATTCCATTTTCGGTTTCAACTTTTAGAATTAAGGTCATATCACTTTTGCGATATATCTTCATGTTTACTCCTAACTGGCCAGTCCGCCGTATACGTTACCCGTTCCCGTTTGCGTAAAGTTGGCCAAGTCGCAATCTCTTGAATTCCCACGGATACTAACATAGTTTCCGTTCATTTCAACTCCGGTGCCCTTGTTCCCGGATGTCGTGGTTACTCCGTTTATATCAACAATATAATTGCAAAAATCACTATCCCATGCTCGCAAACCGAAGGTTAAGTTACCTTGAGCATTTACGAGGCCGTCGATCGTAAGATTTAATTTGACGTGAGAAGTGGTGCCAACCATTACTCCTGTCATGTTATAATCAACCGCACAGTTTCCTGTGAAGTTGATTATCTCTATTTTGTTTTCTGAATAGTTTTCGCCTTCACCAATATAAACTACACCAATGTCAGATGCAGAAGTTAAAGCGACATTCTCGGAATAAAGCCAATATTTGCCATGATCTCCAAGTATAAATGCGCCTTTTTGCGCAGCCGCGCCCGGTTTGTCGGTTTGGTTCAATTCGATTCTACACCTACTCGCATCGACCCCGACGACTGAGGATTCTTCCCATAGCAACCCATAAGAATTTGCAGCAAACAAATATCCGATCCCGTTCAGTTTAACTTTGCCTTCAAGCACCACATTACTCGCCATTATCATTCCAAATCCATCGGCAAAATTAATAATTGCGTCGTCGATATATACATGTTGAGTCGCTGTAAAGGCCATATTTGCGGATTCGGCGTATGTCCCTCGTTTAATCAGAATGCTCTTGTTCGCGCCTTCCGTGGCAAGAGCAGTTGCGATGTTCGTATAGTCCCCACCCGAAGGAGCAACGATAGCATCGTAAATCGTCTGTCCGGTGGCCGGGGCACTTTCCCACGTCGAAGCGTTTGATCCATTCGCGGTGAGGATTTTACCAACCGTTGCCCCTGTTGAGAGGATGGCGGTGCCTTCGTGCGTATGCGCTGCGACCGCAAAAGCCGCAGCGTGTTGGCCGTCCACTGTATCCGCGTCTGTGGCATTTGCCACGGCGGAAGTGATATCTCCACCGCCGTGGGTGTGTACCGTCGCCGCTGCTCCCACGTCGCCGGGAATAGCTCCGACTTTCGACACATCCGCCCATGCGTGTCCATGCCCGGTATCCGACTTCCCGTCTAGTGCGCCAGAGAGGGCAGACTGGGCTTCACCATCCGTATATCGATCATGATGAAGCGGGTTCGAAGTACCTTTCACTCCCATCGCGGTAACGGCTTCGCCATCGGTATATTTAGCATGGTGCGCGGACGCATCGCCTTTGTGCGATGTTATCTTTCCATCCGTATCGGTTGCCGTGCTCGCTGAATCGGCGGTCGCCGCATGGGTGGCATTCGCCACCGCCGATGTCACGTCGCCGCCAGCGTGAGTATGTGCAGTTGCCGCCGCTCCAACATCGCCGGGAATAGCTCCGACTTTCGATACATCGCTCCATCCGTGGGAATGGACCGAAGCGGCCTTGCCGGAAAGATCCGCAACCAGCCCGGTCACATCGGATTCAGCGTGTCCATGAACCGTCGCCGCTGCGCCAACGTCCGATGGCGCGAGAACAACCACGCCCGTCTTTGCCTGAACCGATGTCACAGGCGCTGCGAACAGAACCTCCTGCCAGCTTGCGAGAACGGCTGGAGAGTCGTTTGTGAGCACAAAAGTCTTTGACAGGTCTGTTCGAACGGCAATGTCGCCGCGATGCGCATCCAGCGCGAGCATTGCGGCCTGGGAGTTGACGACGTGTGTTTCAGTGATATAGAGATCGGAATGATCGCCTGGTCGAATGTCGATAGACATAATGTGCTCCTAATACCAGACTTGCCAGCGCACGACTTGCGCCGGAACGGTGGCGATAAGAAAGAGCGAATCGAATTCAACCTCATCGCCGCCCACCGAATAAGTTCCGCCGATGTCGATTGCAATTCCATCGTCCACAGATTCCTCCAGGCCGACAAATACAAGCGACGTATTCAGATTTGGGACATCGCCGCTGTGATTCTGGAAGACTATTTCACTTACGCCACCGGCGAACTCCGGAATCAGACCGTCCGGGATTGCTCGGACAGCCGTAAGTCCAACTGTGGTGGTTCCATTGTGCCTAAGTTTCATTTTGGTTCATTCTCCGTTTGTGGACAATTCTTTAAAATTGTCCGGCACATTGCCCTCCATGTCAAATGCTTTTTTCAGGCTGAAATTCTTGCGGTTCTTGAACTCGGCCTTTTTCCCCTCGTTCCAATGCGCCACAGGGCGGTAATATCCGACCACCCTGGAGTAAACTTCCATCCGCCTTTGTTCATCTGGATGATCTGATCGGCATTCGCATTTAGCCATTTTCGGCACTCCCATATTGACAAGCGGCTTGACATTCTTCGCATTGAATATCACAGAACAATTCGCGCGTTTCGTCGCACGAATCAAGCGGCTCCAGGCAGGGCGCACGATCCATGCAGCAATCGTAAATACAGTATGGATCAGCACCATAAAGGTCCACGCACCCGAGTGCGACAAAGCAATCGAAATACCCGGATAAGTATTCATCAGCGAGAATCTGAGTTGTGCAATGAAGATTTTCGCAGAGCGGATCGACCGGACACCCTGAGTACGCCTCAAAAAACGATTCGCCGACGTCGGCAATGCACTCATAAAGCAGGACGGTATTGCATTCGATTGTGTCGTCGTCATCGTCGTCATTATCGTCGTCATTATCGTCGTCGTCGTCGTCGTCGTCATCAGCTTCAGCGTCGGCCTCCACACAGCACCCGGTAGTCTCGCCTTCCTTTTTCTCGCAGACGTAGCCCTTGCCGAGAGCCGACCTGCACTCCATGGTCAAAACGCACGACCAGCACTTGCCATCTTCGTCGTCTCCACAGTCATCGTCATCGTCATCTTCATCTGCGCACCCGATGATCGCCACCGACAGCGCCAAGACCGCCATCATAACGAAAAGCACCAAACTTAAAGCTTTCATCACTTCTCTCCTTCCCCGGCCCTTGACAGGGCCGGTCCATGTGTGGATATTATGACACAGCGAATCCCATTCTTCAGGAATAATCATTTTTCATCCCCGCTGTTTTTCTTTAATCGCATCAATTATATCCTGCATCTTTTTGCAATATTCAGCGGCCGATCCTTCATTCTCCCGCGTGATGTCAATGAACAATTGAATTGTCGCTTTCAGCCGGTCTATTTCCGCCCATGCCTTTTTTATCTCGGCAAGCAGGGCCGGGACGTCACTTTCCAAAAAGCAATGCAATTGCCGATCCTCGGGAATTATGCACCCAAACGCCGGATCGACTCTCAGCTTATCCATTTCCATGTCCAGTAATCGCTCGCTCCTGTCGGTAATTTCCTTTAGCTGATAGGGCATCATTCGTTAATCCTCCTGAATTCGATTACCCAAACCCACGGGTTTGAGTTCCAGTCGTAACCGCGCTTGGCGTTGATTTGGTTCCAAAGCATGGATAGGCTTTTGCGATAGCTCACCGGGCCGTGATTTGTCATAACAAAAGACCATCCATCGTTCGGCATAATATCGAGAGTCGGGAATACACCTTCGGCCTTCGCGTCATCCTCGTTGACCTCGTGGAGCATCGCAACCCGCACGCCGACGATTTCCAGCGTGAGCCGGGAAGCCCATCGGGGCATGAAGATTGAAGGCGTTTTTTTCACGCCATAATCTTCGGCGCACTCTTTCGATCGTCCACCCATTGAAGCGTCGTATCCTACGAAACGCGGAAACCCTAAGTCATCAATTATTTCGGTTCCGTCAGGCTCCGCAAAATTTCTCGGCGCAATCCAACAGGTCTCCCGCACCCACAATTTTTGATTTATCTGGAACGAAGAATATGAGAAATTCCACCCTGGGACATTCCTAATGCTCGCGCTGCCTGTCGCGCACTGCAAAGCCCATTCTTTACAGCCCATTTCAAATGAGAGCATTCCTCGTTTGTCAGCTTCGCCATGGAATGATTCTCCCCGGCATTGCTGCGTCCGTGTGTTTTTCGATCCTGCCAGTTCTCTTCTTGCGTTCCCCATGCCAAGTTTTTCGGACTGTTGTTCTCTGGGTTTCCATCTAAATGCCTGACCTGCGATGATTTTGCAGGAGGCATACCGTGAAACGCCATGCAAACCAGGCGATGTACGCTCTTCGTTATCTTCACATTGTTGTGGCAAAGACTTATGCAGCGATAGCCCTTTTTGTTTTCGTGCCCTTTTAACGGATACCAATCCACGTATTCCTTTTTCCCAAAGCCTTTGTATTTCGTTCGTGAATAAATCTGTCCGTCCGACCCCGCCACGTAGTCTTCGTTTGGCGCAATCGGTATGGCTTTCAGCTTGACATTTTTTTCCATCGGAGCAACTCCATTCAATGCGTTCTCCCATATGGATACCATATATCCATTCATCCGTCAAGCTATAAATAGCCTCTTCTTTTATCACCCGCCTTGTCTGCGTTTTTCTGCCTTCCAGAATCGCTTTCACCATTTCGCCGCTGAATAGGATCGGGTGCGATTTCATTTCACATCTCCCCTCAAATATCCCTCAATTTCAGTCGTTGCGCTTTGCGCCCCGCTCCATCCAAATTCATGTCCGCAAACTTGACATTTGTTATGTGCCTGATCGTGTGTTCGTTTTCAACCGTCACCGTCACCGTCACCGTCACCGGAACCGTCACCGTCACCGTCACCGTCACCGTCACCGTCACCGGAACCGTCACCGTAACCGTAACCGTCACCGTCACCGTAACCGTCACC